AGGTGTAGCTCAGTTTGGTAGAGTGCTTGGTTTGGGACCAAGATGCCGCAGGTTCAAGTCCTGTCACCTCGACCATAGAAAAACCGCACTATTAAGCCATTTTCAGGCTCTTTAGTGCGGTTTGTTGTTTTATATTATCCACTTAAAAACTATGTAAAAAGGTATAAAAAATTGCAAACAGGTGGCTCAAGAGGTGGCTCAAAAAATTATGCTCCGAGAAAAAATCAAGCTTCTCGGAGCATTTTTGCGAAAAAAATTACACAAACTTTTAGCTTACATTTTGTGCAAGGTAACTATCAAGTTTTGATACATTAGTCTTTTTCTTTTGTTGAACAAAATGTGTATATATGTTCATCGTTGTTTCGGGCTTGCTGTGGCCAAGCTGATGTTGCACATAAAGTACATCGTAACCAGCATAAAATAAGTTCGTTGCGTGAGTATGTCTTAAATAATGAGCTGTAAAAGGCTGTATAATCTGCGGAACACCGTTAGGGTCGTATTTACTGCGTTAAGCACCCTTGCATTTGATTGCATAGGTGCTTTTATTTTACCCCGCCGTTGGTTTATACGGCTGAATTTCTACCGCAGGCAAAGCGGCAAGGCAGGGCGGTTGCCCTGATTGTGCAAAGTATATAGGCAGGGTGTTTATTGATGATGTGTATTCAAACGGCAAAAAATCGGACGGTGATTATCCGCTGCTTTCAACCGCCATAGCGGAGGGACTTTTCCACCCTCGCTGTAAGGACAGCACAAGCACCCACTACCCTGAACTTGACGATTTGAGCGGACCTCTCTCCGATGACGAGCTTGCAGAGCTTGACCGCCAAAGAGGACTTGAAGTACAGCAGCAGCACGCAGAAAAGCAAGCCGAACGCTTTGACCGCAGGGCAAAATACAGCCTTGACGAGGATAACAAGAAGTTTGCTAAAGCAAGAGCAGACGAGTGGCACGATAGGGCGGATAGGCTTGAAGAGCAAAACAAAAATTCTGTTCATAAAATATCTGATACTCAAGAGCAAAAGTTTTTGACTGACACAGAAATTGAAAAATCTGACAGCAGTACAGAAAATACAAACAGAAGTGTTGAAAATTCCGAAAATAATGATATAATAGAATTTGAAAAGGGTGTTACGCAAGCTGTTCAAGAAAATTTTACCGATGAATTTGAAAAAATGCAGGACAAATTCGGCAAGATAACAACCATTTCAAGAGTTGGAGTGCTTAATTCCAAAACTTCATCAGATTACGGCGCATTTTATGACAATTCAGGAGAACTTTTGCTAAGATTTGCAAACAAGAAAAACGCACTGTCTAAGCACGCACAAAAGGCACAAGAAATGAAAAAATCAGGTGAATGGTCTTCTGCTCACTCTTTGCATACTTTTAGACACGAAATAGGTCATGCAATACAGCTTGAACACAGATTAAATGACCCATTGTGGGCTGATAAACTTGAGCAAATAAGTAAAATAATGGATGGTTTAAATGAACCGATAGATATTGATATAAAAAAATATTCGGTATCAAGATATTCCATGACTAACATAGATGATTTTATTTCCGAATGTATTGCTGAGAGTATGACTAAGAAATCAAGAGCTACAGCGAAGGAAGTTGTAAATATAATAATTGGAGTTGATTAAATGACTGACACTTTTGCAAAATTTTACAAGTGGATGACGCCCTTAAAAAACGGATATAGAAGCATTAAGGATGACGCTCCAAACGAAATTAAGAAAGAGGCTAAAAAAGCCGATGAAGAATATTTCAAAAAAACAGGCAGGCATATGCTTCAAATCGACTATTAACTAACCGCTCCTTGTGGGCGGTTTTGTTATGCGTGAATTTAATACAGAGATTAGCACTTAATCAATCGGATTGAGTGCTTTTTTTATACCCGAAAGGTGGTGATAAAATGAAAGTAAAGGTAGTAACGGCATTTAATGATAGGCAGAACGGATATGTAACCCGTCCTGTAAATGAAGTTTTTGAATGCTCCGAGCAGAGAGCAAAGGAACTCATTGACGGTGGTTTTGCGACAGAGGTTAAGTCCAACGCTACGGAAAATAAGCCAAACGCGACGGAAAAGCCGAAAAGAAAGACAACAAAAACAGCTTAAAACGCACTTGTGAGTGACTGCACAGGTGCTTTTTTATTGTCCGAAGACGCTAAACTACGGGAGACACCGAGAAAAACTGAAACAGAGAGACACTCTATAAACTGATTACGGGAGACACCCGAAAAACTGAAAGGATTGATAAAATATGGCAGAAAATAACCCAACACCTAACCCAAACGAACCACAGCCGACACCGCAGGGCAACCCTGCACCTACATTTGACTATGACAAGCTTGCAAGTCTTATTAACGGCAAACAGAGTGTGACAGAGGACACGGTTTTAAAGTCGTATTTCAAAGAACAGGGATTGTCAGCAGATGAGATGAAACAGGCAATCGGTGCTTTTAAGGAGCAGAAAGCCAAGAACACACCCGACATTGCGAAAATGCAGTCGGAAGTTGAATCCGCAAACAACGCAAAGCTCACGGCAGAAGTCAATCAGTCGGCAACCCTCGAAGCTGTAAAACAGGGCGTTGACGTAACAAGCGTGCCGTATGTGCTTAAAATGGCGGACTTTTCGGCCGTTATAACAGACGGCAAAATCAGTACAGAAAAGCTTACCGAGGCGGTTAAGAAAGTGCTTGACGATATTCCTGCACTCAAAGCAAAAGCAAGCGAAAACGCTGGCAGTGTTCAGAAAATCGGCGGTGACGGCAACGGCAACAAAAATTTAACAGAAGATGCCTTAAGAGGAATTTTCGGCATCAAATCGAAAAAGTAAGAAAAGAGGTAAATAATTATGGCAGTATTAGAATACGCAACTATTTTCAGTAATGTTTTAAGAGAATTGTACGGTCAAGCCCTTACTTGTGATGACCTTTACCACTCAAACTCTGACATTCAGATTATCAACGGTAAGGATATTAAAATCCCGAAACTCTCGGTCAGCGGTTATAAAGACCATACACGAGGTGCAGGCGGTTTTAATTCGGGTACATATTCAAACGGTTACGAAACCAAAACCCTTGACCACGACAGAGATATTGAGTTTGCTATCGACCCTATCGATGTTGACGAAACAAATATGGTAGTAACTATCGCAAATATTCAGACACGCTTTGAAAAAACACAGGCTATACCTGAACTCGACTGTTATACTTACAGCAAGATTTATACAGAAGCTAAGCGAGTTGGTGCAACAGTAAAAACTACTGCATTAACTGCGGCGAATGTGCTTGCAGATTTTGACGATAACCTTGAGGCTTTTGCCGAAGCCGGTGTACCGCTCGACAGGGTTATTCTTTATGCGACACCACAGTACAAAAAGCTTTTGAAGAATGCAGAGGGTATTCAGAGAACACTTGAAATCAGTTCCGCAAAGGGCATTGACCGCCGTGTTCGTTCCGTTGATGATATTGATAAGATTGTAGAAGTGCCAAGCTCAAGAATGAAGTCTTTGTTTGATTTTACAAACGGTTGTGTTGCTGACAGTTCAGCTAAGCAGATTGACTATATTCTTATTGACCCGGAAGCACAGGTATCAAGAGTTAAGTATTCATATATCAATGTCTATACTCCGCGTTCTGACAGCCGAACAGCTGATAATTATATATATCAGAACAGAAAAGTCAATGGTACTTTTGCCATTGATGAACTTATGAAGCAGGGCGTAATCATTCACGCAGAGGCTTAAAGCGAGGTGAGCAAAAATGAAAGCAATTAAAGACAATAAGTCATATACAGTCAATACAGATGAGGAAGCTAAGACTTATGTATCTCGTGGTTATGATATTCAGGACGACAATGGTGAAATCAAAGAATACGGCTTAGGCAAGAAAATTTCTGTTGATGATTACAATACTTTGAAGAAAGAAAATTCAAAGCTCAAAGCCGAAAACAAAAAGCTTAAAGAGAATATCAAATCAGACACAAAGGAATAAATCTATGTTTGCGGATTACATTGAACAGCAGGGCGGAGATGAAAAAAGCATTATCTCCGCCGCTCACATCGACATTCTGACCTTTAACCGCATTGATTTTGAAAAACTTTCGGAAATGCAGAAGAGAATCATCGGCAGAGTGCATAGCAGACTTACTGCTTTTGAAGAAGAAAATGCCGATATGATTTCTTCCTATCTGAAAAATTACAACATCAACGGTGTGGGTATGGAGTTTGGCGCAAGTTGGAATTTGATGTGCATAAGCGGCGTGGCAATTCCTGCGGACCTCTACTCTCTGCTTAAATCAACAGGGCTTTGTTATCCTGCAATATGAGGTGATATGTTTTGAAATTTCCGTCACTTGTAAAAAAGCAGTTCTGTAAAACTCCTGTCGAGGTCACAATCTACGATGAGGGTGTTTCTGAGGACGGCTCTCCTGTTGTTGCCTTTCGCTGCGGAGAAATATACCCGTCAGACACCTTATTGCCGAACACTAATTTGTTTGCGGGTAATGCTCATTGCAATATGCAGTCAAAAGCAAAGACCATATACACAAAAGAACAGAAAATCGTGCAGGTGTCTGCAGTGCTGCTTTTTGACGGTGACATTGCTCCCGACACCCCGACTTTGAGCGCAGGCTTTGTAGTGCTTGACGGAGTAAAGCGTAACATCGTACAAGGCATTAAACACCGCAACCCTGACGGTACAGTGAATTATACGGAATTGGATGTGATTTAGTGAGCTTTTCTGTAACATCAAAAATCAAGCTGAATCTGCCTGTACTAAAACAGCTTGATACAGCACAGCAAACGGCATTGCGCAATACCACAGACGCATTGCTTAGACAGATTAAAAACAGTCAGGTTATGCCTTTTGATACGGGTAATTTGCAGAACGAAAGCACCTTTGCTGATTATGCAAATCTTGCCGAGGGTGAAACAAAAATCGTATCGAGTACACCGTATGCCAGACGGTTGTATTTTCATCCCGAATATAAATTCCACCGCGCCGTGTGGGTTGACAAGGACGGTAAAAAACACGGTGCAAACAAGAATGCAGGCGGCAAGTGGCTTGCACCTTGGCTCAAGGGCGGTACACGACAAAACTTTTGTCAAAAGGCATTTGCACGATTTTACAAACAGGAGGCAGGACTTTGATTTATTTATCTGACATAAGGGACTTTTTAAAGACTGTCTTTAAAGCAGAGCATTACTACATCGGTAAACTCGATAACAAACAAGATAAGTCCCTCGGTGTGTACTCTCTCAAGCAGTCGGGTGCTCCTGTAAGGGCGATTGGTGACGAGAGTACATACAACACAATCAGCGTGTCTTTACTCTTGCATTGGAACAACAACGCAAATGAAACAGAGCGACAGGCACGCAATTTATTTGAAACGCTTTACAGTGTAAAAGATGTTGAAATCGACAAACACACAATTTATATTATTGAACTGCTCACACCCGAGCCTGTCGATGTAGGCACAGACGACAAGGGCGTTTATGAGCAAGTCATTGAAGTTAAATTTTATTACGAAAGGATGTAAATAATCATGGCAGTATCAAGTGGAGTTTATCCATGTTATGAAAATCAGTTTGCGGTAGGTAAGGCAGGTACAGACACCGCCACAACAGCAATCGCAAATTGCGAGGAGTTTTCGGTTGCATTTGACAACGGCGTTGAGGAATGGACAGCGTTTGAGAACGAGGGTTGGAAGTCAAGACTTATGACAGCCAAGAGCGTTACAATCTCTGTAAAGGGCAAGCGTACAATCGGTGACGCAGGCAACGATGAAATCGCAGAGCTTGCGTTTAAGAACGGCACAGCCGCACAACTTCCGTTTAAGTGGACTTTCCCGAACGGTGCAAGCGTACTCTTCAAGAATGCTGTTATCTCTGTAACAGCAAACGGCGCAGGCGCAAGCACAGGTGTTGCACCTCTTGAATTTGAGGTTATGTCAAACGGCAAGCCCGAATACACACCTGCAGCCTAAGGAGGTATAAAGAATGTCAAAAATCATTGATATTACAAACAAGCTTAATTTTGATGAAAGACCTAAGCTCGTAATTAAAGGCACTGAAATTGAGGTCAACAACGACGCAATTTCTTTTATCAAGGCTATTGCTCTTTTCGACAGCGAGAACGGTGTGTCAAGCTCTGACCTTTTATCTGCGCTTGAGCTTCTCTTTGACGAGGAGAACAGAGAAAAGATTGCAAAACTTCATCTCTCGTTTGCCGACCTCTCAGCTGTTATTAAGACTGCAACAGAGCTTATCGCAGACAATGACAGCGAGGGGGAAATTCAGACCCCGGCTACGACTTAATAGATGATTTCGATTTAATCGTATCGAGTTTTAAGTCAGAGTACGGGGTGAGCATTTACTCCGAAGATTTTAAAAAGATGACTTGGGCGGAGTTCAGCTCCCTGCTGTGTGGCTTGGGAGCTGACACGCCTCTTGCAAGAACGGCTCAGATTCGCCTTGAGAACGATGAAAATGTTTTGAAGAACTTTACATCATCTCAACATAAAATACGCAACAAGTGGCGTTCACGCACAGCAAATAAACGCACGCAGGCTGACATAAACACAGCCTTGCATGACTTTGAAATGATATTTGCAAATATGTAAATGTTGCATACAATTTTGTTTATTTTTATAAAATTCTTGACTTTTGTGTATATTTTTGATAATATTTAATAAATGTTAAGTATTATAACATTGTAAAAGCCACTCCAAACGGGGTGGCTAAAATTTTATCAAATTATACAGCGTACATCTTCGGGTGTGCGCTGTTTTTATACCACAAGGGTGTCGCATTTGCTACGCCCTTTATTTTATATCGAAAGGAGTGTGAGAAATGAGTGCTACAGTTGGCGAAATCGGCTTAAATCTTGTACTGAACAGGCAAGGCTTTTCTAAATCGCTTAATGCAGTGCAGGAGCAGGCAAACAGCGTAAGCAATAAGATGTCTGCTAAGTTAAAAAAACTCGGTACAGCGGTTGTGGCTGCTTTTTCGGTTGCCGCTGTTAAGAAATTCGGTCAGCAGTGCATTGAATCGGCGGCAGAGGTTAATGCCGCAAATTCGCAGTTTGAGCAAACATTTGGCTCAATGCAGTCACAGGCTGAAAGTGCTATTGCTACGGTATCTAAAAACAGTGGTATTTTGAAAACACGCTTGCAGGGTGTGGGAACGAGTATTTATGCTTTTGCAAAAACAACAGGTATGGACAGTGTCAATGCACTGAATATGATGCAAGAGGCTTTACAGGTAACAGCTGACAGTGCGGCGTATTATGACCGTTCGCTTGAAGATACCGCCGAAAGCCTTAAATCTTTTCTCAAAGGCAACTTTGAAAACGATGCAGCACTTGGTCTGTCTTGTACAGAAACTACAAGAAACGCAGCGGCTAATAAGCTGTATGGCAAATCTTTTGTCGAACTGTCAGAATCACAAAAACAGCTTACCTTGCTTGAAATGGTAAAGGACGCTAACAAGCTCTCAGGTGCATTGGGCCAGGCAAGCAGAGAATCAGACGGTTGGGAAAATGTAACAGGCAACTTAAAAGAGAGTTGGAATCAGTTGCTTGCGGTTGTGGGTAAACCTATTCTTCAAGTAGCAACTAACATTGTGCAAAAGTTGTCGTCAGCTATCGCAAAACTTACAGAGTACGCCAAAGGGGCGATAAATGCACTTTCAAAGCTGTTCAACTGGGGCGGAGATGATACGGCTGACAGCATTTCAGCCGCTGCAAGCTCGGCAGAGAATTTGAGCAGTGAGGCCGAAAGCAGTTCGGAATCTTTAGAGAATGTTGCAGACAGCTCGGAAAAAGCAAAGAACAGCGTTGCAGGTTTTGACAAGCTGAATGTTCTCACTAAATCAGATAGCGGCGGTTCTGATACTTCCGCAAGAAGCACGTCGGCAAGCAATGGTACTTCTGTCGCAAATACTGTTGTTAAAGACACAAACAGCGGTGTTTCGGGTGCTTTTAAAAATCTATACGAAAAGAGCGGATTTAAAGGCTTTGTTCAAAATGTTCAAAAGGGTATTAACAAGGTTGATTGGTCATCAATCGGCAAAAACTGCAAAATAATTTTTGATAATGTTAAGCCGATAGCCAAAAAAAGTTTTGAGAAGATTCAGCAGGTGAGTGCCGCCAAGCTCAAGGCGGTCGGTTCTGCATTCGGAGCGGTTGCGACAATCGGCGGAAAGTCGTTTCAGACCCTTTCGGGTGGTGTTGCAAAGTGGATTTCAAAAGACAGGGAAAAGATTATCGGTTTTATTGACACCATAGGCAATAATCTTACAAACGGTTATAACAATCTCTCAACTTTTTTTGATAATTTCGGTACGCTTGCAGGCAATGCAATTGACAATGTTCGTCCTCAAATGGAAGAGTCAATTTCAAATCTTTTAAGTGGTCTTACAACCTTTGCAGGTTCGGTTGGTGAAGTTATTTCGGGCGCATTTTCAATCGCAACCGAAAGCCTCGTCGAATGGACTGAAAACGACGGTGCAACAATCACAGAATTTCTTGAAAATTTACAATTGCAGTTTGCAGATGTGTTTGACTTTATCGGTCAGATTTTCGGAGATATCGGAACAATTATCAGCGAATGGTGGAACGGCAACGGACAGGAAATTTTTCAGAATGTGTGTGATATGTTTCTTAATATCGGCACAACACTGATGAATGTATACAATCAATGGATTAAGCCTGCTTGGGATTTTATCGTGGCAATTGTAAAGTCAGCGTGGGAAAATTGGCTGAAACCTGTTTTTGAGGGGGCAATAAACTTCTTCGGCAAGGTCGCAGACTGTGTTTCAACCGTGTGGAATAATTTCCTGTCACCGCTTGTAAACTGGCTTGTCAGCTTTTTGGGTCCTAAAATTCAGAACGTTTTCAATGCTGTAAAAAGAGTGTTTGATAATGTGTTTACATTCATCGGTGGATTGGTTAATTCAATTCTTAAAACATTCGGCGGTCTTATTGACTTTATCACAGGTGTTTTCTCAGGCGATTGGAAAAAAGCATGGCAAGGTATTCACGACTTTTTCAAGGGCATTTGGGATGGTATCGGTGCTGTGTTCAAATTTATTGTAAATGCTATCATTGACGGTATCAACAGTTTGTGGACAGGCATTTATAACTTTGTTTCGGGTGTTATCGATGCAATCGGCGGAATTGCAGGGGCTATTGGTTCTATCATCGGACAGGATTGGAGTTTTTCAATGCCTGAAAATCCGCCTCTCATTCCACGACTTGCAACAGGCGGACTTGTCAAAGCACCGACACTTGCGGTAGTCGGAGATAACGCAGGCGCTAATTCGGGCAATCTGGAAGTTATTGCGCCGCTTAGCAAGCTACAAGGTATGCTCGACAATTCGGGCGGTCAGGATACGGTAATTCTCGGCGAAATTCTGTCGTATCTTAAAAAGCTGTATGAGATGTTCGTAATATTCAGAAACAACGGCGGTAACTACTATCAGTTTGTCGCTGAAATTAACGGCAATGATATTTTTAACGAAATTGTAAAGCAAAACGAACTTTATAAAAACCGCCATAACGGCAAATCGGCATTTGCGTAAAGGAGGTGCAGTATGTCAAATTATAAAGGTTATTTACTAAAATTCGGAAATACCGAATTTCCTAATAACTATTTCGCTGAATATTCGTCAACACCTGATCAGCGTATGGATAACGATGCCGAGCGTGACGATAACGGCAGTTTACAGCGTTCAACACTGCCGACAGGTAAGACAAGCATTACTTTTTCTACCCACATTCTGCACTTGAACGAGAAAATCAATATGCAGAATATTATTAATTCTGCAATCGTGAACACAGTACAACGCAAATGTTATGTTACATATTGGAACGATGAAACCAACTCATATGACAGCGGATATTTCTATATTCCCGATATTGAGTTTTCGGTTATGGACGCAAGCAAGACCGATATTCTCTACAACCCGATAAGCATTGAGCTTATTGAGTATTAAGGGGGTGCGGTATGATAAATTTAACAGATGAGGTCAAAAAGCAACTGCTCAATGACAGCTTGCAAAGGGAAATAATTATCAGCTTTCCTGACGACGATATTCCAGACATCACGGGCGAGAATATTGTATCTGAAAGTCTTGAACTTACGCAGGCAATCAGTGACGGCAAGGAGTTTAAACTCGGCGGCTGTATTGCGGGTCAGCTTACTGTAAGAGTGATAAATGTTGACACAGAGCTTAATGGCAAACGCATTAAAGTTATAATGAAACAGTCATACAGCAAGGGGCTTTTATTTCCCTCGGATACAGTATTGCCGAGTGCAGATTTATATTGCGGTTATCAGTCTGGAGTTATTGAGGTGTCGCTATTCTGCGGTACTGTCAACAGCTCATCAAGACAGAAAAACAGGGCGGTAAAGGAAATTATCGCATATGACGATTTATACCTCGCTTCGCAAAAATACGCTTACAACTACTTTACAAGCCTTGCGATTTATTCGCCAAAAATAAGTTTATATGACTTGAGAGTATATCTCTGCAGCAGCTTTTTAAAGGATTATGATTACGAAAACGAATTTACAGGCTTTAATGACAGCAATAAGCTGTCACTGAAATTGGATCTTGTAAAATCGGCTTTCAATGACAAAACCACGATAGCGGACTTGTTGAGTGCGTACTGCGAACTTAATGCTTGTTTTGCAATTATGAGCGGAGAGGGCAAGATAAAGTTTATTCAAATTTTAAATCCTAAAACCGAGGTCGTTGACAACTACAGCAACCTCGACTTTGAGGAATACACAACACGCAGTATTAATCTTATTAAGTTTAAGTACAACAAGGACAGCTATTTTTCGTACGGTCATACAGAAGAAGAAAAACAAAGTTGGTATATATCTGACAACATAATTACTGCGTGTTGTACCGACATTGCAGGTATTGTTACAAGTTTTAACGATAATAAAGGTAACAACTACATCTTTTACAATTTGTATGCTTACAGGCCTTTTAAAGCTGATGTTTACGGCAGGTGGTGGCTCGAATGTGGCGACAAGGTGAGCATAAAAACAGGCTTTACGGACACGGAAACGGTCGACAGTTTTATACTTGAACGAACGCTGAAAGGCACTAACGGCATGAGAGTAAGGCTGACGGCAGAAGGTACAGAATATTTAGGAAAGGATGAGATAAATGAGTTACAGCAAAATTAATTGGGTTGACGGAGCTGTTCCGGCGCTGAACGCAACAAACTTAAATCGTATGGACGACGGTATCTACAGCAACAGCATAGACATAGCGATTGCGGGTGGCAACATCAACACGCTAAGCGAGAGAATAATTGCGATTAACACAGCCTTATCTGCAAAGGCAGATAAAACAGAGCTTGAAGATGAAATAACAGACCTTGACGAAACAGTGACAATGAAGATTAATCTTAAAGCGGATAAGGACAGTGTAGACAATGCAGTCGCTCAGCTAAGCAAGCAGATTGCAGACAATAAGTCCTCAGCTGATGAGTCAATCAGTACTCTGAGTCAGACCGTAACAGACAACAAAGCAGCGACAGACAAGTCGCTTGCGGCAAAATATGATAGCTCAAATATTGAGAGCGGTACGGGCAGTCTTACACCCGGACAGGCGATTTATGACGGCAACGAGGGCGTTTTTAACTATGTGAAAAACGGCAAGGTGGTTACGGTGTCGGTAAATATTACAAAACTTGTTGCGGATAAATCGTATATTCAGATGGCAGGCTTGCCTTTCCTGGCAAAAAACGAAAGTCGATTTTCGAGTATTGCTGTGTACTCAACTACAAATAAGCTGAGAAATATCCGTCTTGACGGCTCATGGCTTTACATCAGCTCGTTAACGGATAAATTTACAGAGGACGAGAAAATCAATTTTACAATTACATATATCAGACAGTAGGAGGTAATTCTATGGAACTTAAAGAAAAAATCACACTCGATAGGCTTACAAAGGACAGTGTAAGCGTATTAAGACAGAAGTTTGTTGTTATCGACGGCACAGAAATGCAGGTCGGCGGTAATGTTCGCAACGCTTACAAAAACTGTGATGAGGATAAGTCAATCTTAAAAGAACAGCTTTCTGAAGAATATTATAATGCTATTATGGCAGTATGGGAGGTATAAATATGTCGTATAAATTTAAAGAAATATGGTGCAATAAAGGTAATTTTACAGAGAGCAACAGAAAATCTTCGGAAATTGATACACTTGTTATTCATTACACCGGCAACAACGGCGACACAGCAGAAAACAACGGTAACTACTTTAAGAATAATGTAGTTGAAACATCTGCACATTATTTTGTCGATGATACAACTGTTGTACGATCTGTCGCTGACAAAAATATTGCTTGGCATGCAGGCGACTGGGATATTAATTGCCGTTCAATCGGAATTGAAATAGCAGGTTCAACAACAGAATGCACAGGCAAGACACTTGAAAATGTAATCTTACTTGCTCAACGACTTATGAAAAAGTATAACATCAAAAAAGACAAAGTAATTCACCATTATGATGCTAACGGTAAAATCTGCCCGGTCTTTTGGTGCGGTTCATCAGCAAAGGACAAGCTGTGGAAGGAACAATTTTTAAATAAACTTGAGAGTAACTCTGAAAACAAAGAGGAATCAAAAGTTGAAAAAGATGATAAACCTACGATTGAATATTGCGTATTTGCATGCGGTAAGTGGTTACCAACTGTAAAAGGTTTATCAGACTTCGCAGGCATTGCCAGCGAGGCAATCAGCGGTCTTGCAATCAAAGTAACAAAAGGTAAGATTAAGTACAGAGTGCATATTAAAGGCGGTAACAGGCTTAGCTGGGTTACAGGTTTTAATCTTAATGATGATGTAAACGGCTATGCCGGTATTCTCGGAATGGATATTGATGCTGTACAGATTTATTATACAACTCCTGCTGATGTTAAGTCCGCACACGGCAGCTACTATAAGGCTACATACAGAGTTTCTGCAGTTAATGAAGACTATTACGATTGGCAGCACGATGACGAAAAAGACAGTAAGCAGGACGGCTACGCAGGAACAAAGGGCAAGGCTATTGACCGTATTGAGCTTACTTTAACTTGATTTGGAGGTATAACTAAACTATGAAAGACAATATTATTCAGGCTACTGTTTCAGTAGCTATCGGAGCTCTGATATCATATTTTAATATCTTATTTATCCCAATTCTCGTGCTCATCGCTGTAATGCTTATTGATTATATTACAGGATTGACATCGGCGTACAGAAACGGCGAATTAAAAAGTAAAACAGGTTTAATCGGAATTTTGAAAAAAGAAGCTATCTCGCTCTTGTGGTTGTTGCGGGTGTTGTCGATTATTTAATCTGCACAGGCTTAGCGGCGGCAAATGTAGATATAGGTGTCACATATTGTTGCGGTTTAATTGTAACGATTTGGCTCATCATCAACGAATTAATCTCAATTCTCGAAAATCTCTCGGAGTTAGGCACGCCAATTCCGAAATTCCTTGTAAATATCGTCCGCCGATTGAAAAATACAGTTGAAAACAAAACCGATACAGACACAAAAGAATAGCATATATAAGTTTAGCCCCTCGCTTATTTGAATTTTAAAATCAAGGTGGTTCAGTAGGTGGCTCAAAATTGAAAAAAGTATAGTGTCTATCGAATGTTTTTAAGATTGTATTTGCGGTTTGGGAGCGTAGACGAACACATTTTTGACCTTTCCGCAAATCCTCAACAAAGCCTTACACACGGCGGTTTCAGCTCTTTATTTTTTCGTTAATTTATGTTATAATAAGGCAACGACCACATAGTATCCCACAGATACTGAAATCACAAAAATTAAATAAATCCGGGTGTGGCGCAGCTGGGAGCGCGGGTGGTTTGGGAGCATAGACAGTGTTCGCACCGCACGAAAGCGAAAACCGCCGAAAACCCTTCAACCGTGCGTATTTCGGGCGGTTCGGAAAATGAAAAAAGGCAGTCAAATCCGTGTTTGACCACAGATTTGACCACTTAAGATTTGACCACTTACATGACCACAATTTAATAACTATCGGGGTGTAGCGCAGTTGGTAGCGCGCTTGCTTTGGGAGCATAGACGGACACATTTACGACCTTTCCGCAAATCCTCAACAAAGCCTTACACACGGCGGTGTTTCGGCTCTTTATTTTTCCGCCAATTTGTGTTATAATAAGGCGACGACCACATAGTATCCCACAGATACTGAAATCACAAAAAACTTAATAAATCCGGGTGTGGCGCAGCTGGGAGCGCGGGTGGTTTGGGACCATCAGGCCGCAGGTTCGATCCCTGTCACTCGGACCAACTTTGGGAGGAACCGCTGATGAAAATCGGCGGATTTTTTCTGTTTTAGATACTTAATTAAGTCATTCTTTACAGCGGAGCAGTATAAAATGAACTATCCGGAAATTCCGGATAGTTCATTTTAGCTTAAGTCTTTTCTTTGTTTAATGCTGTCCAATTATTATTTATTACAAGGACTATTGTAGCTTAGGTATTCATCGCTCTTCTCGTAAACATTACAGTATTACACAAAAATGTTTCCTTTGAACTCCATACCTGATTTGTTGGGATATTCTAATGGTTTGTTCTTTTCTCCAACCTCTGATTTGCAACAGTCTTTATATTTCCTTCCACTTCCGCACGGACAATGAGCCTGATTCTTCGTTTTAGCGTATAAAGCAGGATGCATAACTATACTTTCCCTATCAACTCTTTGTTTGTATCTTTGTGTTTCATAAAGGAAGAACATTAAGATGTATGCACTTTGCATCAATTTTACACTTTCAATAGCAACATCCAACAGATATGAGGTTTTGTTTTCTCCTGTTGTCTGAACAGTATACTCTATTGTTTGCTGTATCCCTTTATAGTTATAATCATTATGTCCTATTGCATTCCTCATTTCATTTGAATCACTTGAAATATTAAACGTTTTAGCGAAAAATTCTTCAGATCCCAAATGCTTTATTCTATTTCCTTTGCTCTGCTTACTAAATTTATCCATATCAAACTTATTAGTGAACAAATTGAAAGCGTCTCTGTTTTCTATATTGTCTAACCCAACAACCAAATCACAACATTCCGCCAAATTTTCATAAGTATCTTGATAAAAACTTTTAATATCCTCGAAAGAACATGTTGTTAATCCCAATGTCTCTTTATCTATGGTAGTTGGATCATCATACAGGTTTGCACAGATTGCAGGAATCAAATTCTTTACAATTTTTATGTAAGAAAACATTATTTCAAACAACTTAGCCTGGATTGTTACAATACGATTTTTTTCATCTAAAAAATTGATATACTCTTTTAATGCTTGTGTATTTAAATGCCGGAAATGATCATTTATTTCAAGCAAAGTTCTCTTGATTTCCTTTTTCTTGAAAATGCCACCACAATCAAAGAAAAACGAATAATACACATAGCGCATAATTTCAAAATCAGAAGAAAGATTATATCCTAATCTTTTCGCATCCATTTCGTACTTATCTCTGATAAGATCCATTTTACCGTTCAAAAATAAATTATATTTTATTTGTTTTGAATCCCATCTTTTTATTAAGTCAGATGCAAAACAAGCATAGTTTATAAAATTGTTTTTATCGTCCAGGCTCATAGCTTCAAAAAAACCAAACACTGGGGATAAGCTTGGCGGATTAGAAAGGTCTTCTTTTGTGCCAGGCAAAAGTTCGATCTTTTTACACAAGATTTCACCAGATGCTTCTCCATAGTATTCATAGTTTTGCGGCAAAACTTCTTTACAGTTTCCAGGAACATAATATGCTCTTCTATCCTCGTTATCAGAAATGAACTCGCCCGTTAATAATGTATTACAATTCCCACAATGAATCCGCACCGGAGTGTTATAAATATAACCTGCTGGCGTTCTCATACGAGTAACCGTTTCACAGACAGGACACTTTATAAAATAGTTAACCGTCATTCTTTTCACCTTCCTTGTTTCTCCATTATATAACAAAACCAAACAATATGCAAACAAACACCGCCACGGAATTTCCGTGGCGGTGTTTGTTGTGTCAACCTTCTTGCTCGGCATTTTCAGCCTTGAGGCGTTCTTTCTCGGCGGCGATCTCGGCTTTCTTTTCCTTTATCATCTCGGCGAGGAGTACCTCGCATTCTTCTCGGTTTTTTGCATAGATATTAAACTTTTTTCGGGTGCCGTCCGGCAGGCGCGGGAAGAAGCTGCCTTCCCACAGGTTATCATTGACCTGATACACGCATCCTGTTCCTGACTTGCGGATCTTTCGCTCTATCGGCTCAAATTTGGGTGACACGGGCGATTTAATCTCCGGCGCGGGCCTTTCCTCCGCCTCAGGCATCTGTGCGTCTGTTTTGCCGATTTTGCGGTCAATATGCACTGCCGCCTGCCTTTGCATGGTATCGGTGATATGGCTGTAAATATCCAGCGTGGTTGCTGATGACACATGACCTATAGTTGCCGAAAGAGTTTTCACATCCATACCGTGCTCCAGCGCCATGGTCGCAAAGGTGTGCCGCAGATCGTGAAAGCGCACCTTTTTACAGCCTGCCCGTTCCAAGATCAGTTGTAACCGTTTTCTAACCGATGACGGATTTCTCGGTCTGCCGTTATCCGTCGGTGACGGAAACATCCATTCCGAATCCACCGTTTCTTTATACACTGCGAGAGTTTTGAGGAGTGACGGCGGCAGAATAACAGTGCGTATCGAGGCTTTTGTTTTCGGCGCTGATATGATCACCTCTGCCTTGATGATATATACCTGCCGTTCAATGCGAAGCTCTCCTGTTGCGAAGTTGAGGTCGCTCCATTTGAGCGCCAATATTTCACCGCGCCGCATCCCCGTGCCGAGCTCCAGCAGAAAAAGCTCATAATATCCCTCTTCCTTTGCCTGATGCAGAAATCGGATAATTTCATTTTGCGTGAGCACCTGCATCTCCCGTGATTTCTTCGGTGGCAGCTTACAGCCGACAGCGGGATTGGTGCGAATTAAGCCCTCCTGCACCGCCCGCTGTAAAGCTGTGCGGCAGTTGGCATGTATCCCCCTTATCGTTCTGTCCGAAAGTCCCTTTCCGTAGGTTTTTGCGTGCAGTTTTCTTCCGTCTGTCTTTTCCTTTGCGTAGAATTGCTGTAAATCCGACTGTGACAGCCTGTTCAGCTGAATTTTTCCGATTTCGGGAATGATATGATTGTAAATGCGGTTTTCATAGTCGGTTCTTGTGGTAATACGGAGTGTGTGTCGGCAGTAGGTCTGATACCAGAAGTCGATCCAATCCCCGAACGGCATATCCGGTTTAATTTTATCGGAAGAGCGTCCGTACTGTTCTTTCAGCGCTTCGAGCTTAGTGGAACATTCTGTTTTTTTGTTTTCGCCGTTACGCATTTTGTAATAGGCAGGCTTTTCTCATTGTACCCGACAACAATTCTTCCTTCCCACCGACCGTCTTTACGCAGGCGTAATGTGCCCTCACCATTTTTTCTTTTTTTAGCGATTGGTATCATCTCCTTCAAGCATAATCTCATCCATAAAGCTCCCCACGATAGCGGAAGCGTTTCTCTGCATATCGGTGGTCACATGGGTGTAGGTGCCCAGCGTAAAGCTGGCGTTGGTATGCCCGAGGATTCCCGACAGGGTTTTCGCATCCACGCCGCCCGCCAGCGCGTGAGTGGCGAAGGTGTGGCGCAGATCGTGGAACCGAATCAGCGGAAGCTCCGCCTGTTTTAACAGTGTTTTTAATCGGTGGTAAGCATAGTCGGGGTGCATCGGTTTTTCGGGCTCATAGATATTCGGGAATATCCATTCGCTGACTGCCGTTTCTTTTCGCTTCCGCAGAAGTTCTGCAGTGCTCGGCGGCAGGACAATCGTGCGCGTTCCCGTCTCGGTTTTGGTTTCGCCGATATTCAATCCGCCGCCTTTCCTTTTAGCAACCGAGCGCCTCACTTTCAGCTTTCCGTTTTCCTCATCGAAGTCCTCCCACTTCAGTCCGCAGATTTCACCCCGCCGCAGTCCTGTGGTCAGCTCGGTGTAGAAGAAATCGTACCACCGCTCATCCTGTCGGATGCGCTGCATGAATCGCTCAAGTTGTTCGTCATTGAGTATCTGCTTGGGCGGATAATTATTTTTGGGGATAGTCGTACCGACCGTTGGATTTTTTATGATCAGCCGCTGTGCCACCGCCATATCGAGTGCCTCATGCAACATCATATGAACACCGCGCACCATGCTGTCGGCAAGCTCGGTGCCGTGTCGTCTGTCGGGCTTCACCCGACCATTCTTTTTGACGGTGTTATAGAATTTTTGAAGCTCCTGCGTGGTCAGCGCCGACAAAGGTCTGTCTCCGAGATACGGTTTGATTTGATTTTTAATCATCGCTTTGTAAGAATCAAGCGTGCTCTCGCGAATCGTGAAGATCATATATTCATTGATCCATCGGTCGAGCCATTCCCCGAGCGTCATATTCGAATCCTCGGTGAGGTCGGCATCGCGGTACATCTCTATGCAGTCGTGGAGCTTAACGATTAACTCCTTTTGTGTTCGGGCAAGCACATAGCGGTGAATCGGATCGCCGTTCTTTTTGTGACCGACAACGATGCGGCCTTCCCATCTTCCGTCTTCGCGCTTGCGCACCATACCGTCTCCCGACGGTCTTCGCTTTGCCATAGTATCACTTCCTTTCGCAGTACAACACAATACCACATACATGGCGGAATATCCAGCTAAATTTGCGGTAAATTTCGCAACCCCTAAATCAGCGAGGTTTTTATCGCCGCAACCCCTAAATTGAGGCTTTTATAACCGTTCTTAAAAGCCATGCAAAGCCTTGTGCGGTCGGCGTTGCCGTCCGCTGTGAGCCGCCGAGGGATTGCCGTGCAACCCCTCGGCTTTCTCCTGCTTGTTTTCGTACGGAGCGTAAAACTGCCGTTAAACCGCCGGTTTTTCGTGTTTGCGGTCAAATTCGGCGAGTTTTTTCAAAGCTGACTGACACCGCATTTCGCTTTCCAAACGAATCATTTGTTGTTCATAATGATACTCCACCGCATCCTCTATCGGGCGGACGGTATAGAGCAAATTGTCGTTACGCTTTTCGCCTTTTTGCGTGTACACAGAGGTCGGCTCGGTTGTGATCAACCGTTTTTTGGTCAAACCGTCCACATGTTTTCTAACGGTGTTTTTGCTCATGCCGACAGCTTTCCCGATCGTTTTGTAGCTCGGATGGCACTGAAATGTTTTCCTGCCCTCGCAGTACATCAGATACGCATACACTGCAATCTCACCGGTGCTCAGTCCCAAACAAAATATTTCATTCGGCACGGGAAAATAATCCCGGATTGCATCACGCTTTGGATATCGGGTGAATTTCAAATGCTGCCTCCCGTCTTTTCTTCGACCCATGCGCGGAATTTTTCTTTCGGTACGATGAGCCGTGAGCCGATACGCAACGACGGAAACCCTTTCTCGTGCATCAGCTCGTAGCTGCTTGAGATAGAGATGCCGAGGAGCTTGGCTACCGTTTCAGCATTAAGGAACAGTGGCAGATTTTCATAAGCGGTGTAAACAGATTCTTTCATTGGTTTTTCCTCCTGTTAAATTCACACGGCTTTTCGCCGTGTTATGTAGAGGACTGCTGTTTTGCAAAACAAAAGGACCCGCACTCAATCCCGATGCTGATCTGCATCGGTGATTATGTAAGTGCGAGTCTGAAACTCAAAATAAAAATATGTGTATTCAATTGTCGGTTGCTTTCTTTACTTGCAGTATAACATACCGGGGAAATTCTGTCAAGTTTTTTGCGCCAACAGTGTATATTCCGGCGCTTTTGCGGGAATACTGTTTTCTTTGTTTTCTGCGGTGCAGATTTTAACCGTGCTGTGTCGAACTGAAAATCGCAAGGCCAAACCGCGAAATCGGCTCGGCCTTGTTTCTGCTTATTCAATCCTCTGATGGCTCGTACAACACTTCGGTCATGATTCTCGCCACGAGCTTAAAGCCGCTGATAAACGCTTCGCGCTCATTCATACCGTGCAGTTCCGCCTCGCAGTCTTTGAGCTTTTCAAAGGTTTCTTTTAGCTGAGCCGTAAGCGTCGGTATCAAGCTGTCCTGATGCCGAATAACATAGCTCAACATTTCGCTGTAAGCACTCCCGCGCTTAAAACTGTGTTCGTGCGGAACGATATTGCCGTAGTACAGATCTTCAAGCGTTGTCATTTTCATTCCACCTCACATAAGAAGAGGACGACATGTCATCGGTCATACCCGACACCGTGTCGCCCTCATTTTTCATTTTCTCTGCCGCAATCAGCGCGTGTTTTACAAGCAGCATATCAAGCCATGTCCGCTCGTCGTATTCCGACGGACGCCCATTTTGGAGGAAGTCTTTCATAACTTCTCCCAAGATACCGTACTTTTCTCCCGCACTTTCTCCTCGGTACAATTCTTCTAAACTCATCTGTGCCATATCCGCACCTCCTTTGCAGTACACAACAGTACCACACAGGTTTGCGAAAGTCCAGGGGTTTATGGAATAAATAAAATAACAAGATCTCCTACGGTTTATATTGGCCATTCAATCTCATTCAATTGCAAAAGATACTTTAGTCCTTTTTCTGGATTGACCATCTTAATGAAATAAGCTAATCCATAAAGGTGTTCCTTATAAAATCCTTTCTCGCACCCGATGTGCGACATATGATCCACCACACCATATTTTTTGCAATAATATATCGCATTTTCAAGTTCATTAATGCGTTTTTTGGGAATGGCAACCTCCTTATTAACAATTAAACCAGTTACCTCTTGTCGTTGGTGAGCATATTGTAGTCTAAACTTTCCTTCGTTTATTTCATAGCCTTCCTCGTATATGATTTTACGAATTAGTTCAATATACTTTTGTATAGTTTTCTTCCCAGAAAAAGTAATATCGTCTGCATATCGGGTGTAACTAGCACCAATTTTATCTGCTAGTCGCCCTAATCGCTTATCCAATTTCAGCGAAACCAAATTTGATATAGTTGGACTTGCAGGAGAACCTTGCGGCAGAACACTTCTTGCATTTGTGCACAGGTTTGTCAAAAGCTTTGAAACGCTATCTGTATACCCAATGTATTTAAATATCTTGTAAATTTCTCGATATTGAATGCTAGGAAAGAAATCTTTCAAATCGATATTTACTACCAACTCTTTTCCAGTATGTTGAACTGCGTTATCGTATATCGACACTCCTTTTACAAACCCTTTGGCAAATTGCGAAACAGAAAATTTATCGAGTATATTTTCTTTTATCCATAATTGAATCCTTTTTAACTCCTCATTAGGAGCTTCAATCTCTCTCAATCCACCATTTTTCTTTGGAATGTGAAAAACCCTGTAGGAATCACACTTTTTGTCACCAAAAAGTCTGTCTTGAGCACTTTTATGAATGCCAAGCAGTTGTCTTAGATGTCTCAAATTATATATCACAGGCACATTGTTATCTGTAAGCCGTTGATTGTACTCTTCTATAAGTCGTTTTTCTTCTTCAGTAATAACTCCCGCTTGATATGCCTTTTCAATATGCTCCATAATATCACCCTTTAATATAAATATAAACGAGCCCCTACACCTACTTTAGTCTGATATTCGTGCCGGATAGGTTAAAACTGCGTAAGCGTTTTAACCTATCCGGCATTCAGGCTTTCTGTTAAGAAAGCCTGAATGACGAATGGTGGAGCGGAGCGACGACAATCGTCACATTGGTTACATAGGCATAGCCATATGGCTATTAGTGCCGTTGTAGTTTTGAAGAGATACACACTCTTCGTATTCTAGGTGTAGGGGCTCGAATATTAACATGTTATTTTTTATATCCAGAAAAAGATTTGCCAAAGTTTCTAGGTATATATGATGTTTCAACAAGAGGAATTTTATGCTCACTTAATAATGATCGCTCAGCATTCTCCCATCCCTTTAATCTCTTCTTTATGAGTTTTTCTTGAGTTTCACTTGTAGGCAGTATTTTCCCGTCCTCTATTTTAATATATCCCTTTTCTGCTATGTATTCTAACCTTTTTTGAAGCAAATCCATAGTAATTCCAAAATCCGCACACGCTTTTTCAAAAGAAAAGTCATTCCCGTTCAAAATGCAATATACAATAAAGCGATTGTATTGATTGTCTGTTATATCAAACAAAACAACTGGCCTGTGAGCGTTCTTTCGCGCAACACCTTTCAACATACTTATTGATGTATTCCTAGGGCTGCTGTTTTTACGGAACAACGACACAAAGTTTTCTGCGCTGTGCCAAAATAGTCCTAAAGTATCATTAGGCGTGGTTTTTTCAAACGACACCAACGACTGAATATCTTTATAACCTAGAATTGCGTTACTACTAATGTTTTTTCCTGCGCAAATTAACTCGTATTGCTCTTTTTTTAGCCTCGCTTCTATTCGTGGGAAAATGTAATCATCTTTAAAGGCTTTATCTGTGCTGTCTACATATATCGTTGTAAGGTCTATTCCTAATTTAGTTTTAAATTCCTCTATCATTTGTAGTCCCGTGATAGTCGTGTGGACCATAAGTACATATAACTTTGAGTTTTGCAACTCTGGAGCAATAGAAAACATTTTTGATAATGCTTTTATGATAGTATCCCCAGATCCCATATAATCATCTACGATAGCAAGCACTGTTGGAATGGCATCATTTTCTAAATACTCGCGAATAACATCGTTAGATGAAAAGCCTTTCACATTGTTATTAAACCAATATGAACTGAAGATTATATCTGAGTTTGCAACGCCGTACTCTTTTGGCATTTTAGCAAAAAGCACATTGCTAATATCTTCACCATTTACAGTTATGAACTTTTCATGCAACTCAACAACCTTTTGGTTAATCGCAGTCTCGGTGTAGTAATAGAAGTTTTTTAGGAGTTCCAGAAGCTGTCTCTTATACACATCTCCGAGCCCACGAGACA